TCACTACGCTAGGCAGAGCATTGCCGGACAAAGTCACGTCAAGGAATGCTGAAGCACTGACACATGAGCGTGGCGTGTAGTTCAATTCCTTGGCATGCGACACGATGCTATCACGGAGAATGGCTGTGTCCAGGAACATCTCACTGCCGATCAGGTTCAGGTATAGACCATTCTGATAGCTGTTATATGTGAGAATGTCCAACAGAACCGAGAGGTTGCTGCCTTCAAAGTCATAGTCCTTGAACACATCCTGCTGAGACAAGAACTTGCGAAGGTTGTCTTTCAGAGTCTGATAGTCGAGCTGGCTGGTGTCAAGGAAGCCAGAATTTGTATTCGCCATTAGCGCGTCCTAGTGAGGAAGAAGGTCAGTGACACAGTCTGCTCCGAGAATGTAGTCGAGAAGACGATGCTGACCTGATATGAGAGTTTGTCATAGTCAGGAGTGACGATGACGTTCTGCAAGATTGCCCGTGGCTCGTAGTTCTGGATCGTCTCGCGAATGTAGGATTGGAGTGTCGCAGTGGTAGTGCCGTCCATTGGCTCAAACAGGATCTTGTTGATGTTGGAACCGATCCTTGGATTAAGTCTGCGTTCGTACTTGTCGGTCAGAACCAGTCTGCGAATGCTCTGCTTTACTGCCTCAGCGTCATACACGCGACCAAGGTCGTTGCTGACTGGATGCTGTAGAAAGGCAGTATTGAAGTCAATGTAATGGCGATTGGCTGTATTAGCTGCCACGTGAGTCTCCGTCTATCATCTTATGTATTGTTGTACGGAAGAGTGTAAACTTTGACTGACAAAGTCGGCACTGTTGGGATGGTTCCTGACATGCCTGAACCAGCTGCTCCTGCTGAGCTTGGATCACCGATTGCCACCGTGCCACCTCCCAACGTCAACTTGCCGCTTGCTCCAACATCCACTGACGAACCATGCAGAGAAACACTGCCAGCGCTTCCCAATGAAAGACTGCCTGCCGCGATGCTGCTGCTTCCTGTTGTACCTATAGTCAATGTCTGTGAGTTCAAACCAATCGCAGACTTTGCACCAAGCACGATGTTCGAAGCAAGCAGACTGATGCTGCCGCCAGCTGTGATGGTCACATCTTTGTTAGCAGCAAGCGAGATATTGCCCGAAGCACTGATGCTTGCATCACCTGCCACGTACACACGATGCTGCTTGTAAGCGACCTGGAAATGTCCACCGAGTGTCCTTTGTACCACATCGCCATCTGGATGAAACTCGAAGAAGCTGCCACCATGATGGAACACATGTACACGCTCAGACCCAGCGGTGTCGTCTAGCTCTATGATGTTGTAGCCATCTGTGTGGATGACATAGTTGTCAGGATAGACAGCAGAGAATGCCGTAGCAGGCTCATCCCATGATCCACCATCAGCTGTAGCAACACCTTTCGCCGTTGTGCTCTTCTTGTATGCAACCACTGTGTTCTCAACACCACGCGAGAGCTCACTCGTCGTTGGGGCATTCTTGAACCTCGGGAACACACCATCCGGATCCGAAAAGCCTTTGCTTGAATCAACATCAGCTGGAGTGTATCCATGGAGCTTCGCCAGAACCACTGGCTGTTGTGCCTCGGTGTTGTCCAGGAAGAATCCAACGACCCAATCTCCTGGCTTACACATCGGCGCATTAGTATCAGCACCAGAAGTTGCAAAGGTTGCCCAGGGGAGATCAGTGTGTGCAAGCGAGCTGCGATCTTCTGTGTGGAAGCCAATGGATCTGACCTTGACTCGTGCCACTCCCTGATCATCCTTGATGTCCTCTACCACGCCGAGGAACCAGACCATGTTTGCGAATGGCGTGTTTTGGATTTGCATCAGTTGCCTCCATTCATGATGTTCGTGTCATAGCCATCAGCGTAGACAGTGAGATACGTGCGATAGTGTTCAGCTCTCCAGACCCTGTGCCTGACATCGGCAACCAGAAACTTGCCATGCAGAACCCAGTCCTTGCCTCGGTTGTCTGCGCTGCTGAGCTCCGGTGCATCAACATCGATCACGTCACCAGCCTTGATGCTAGGATTGCCATAGACTTCAATCGAGAAGCAGATCTGATTGAACAACTGAGTCTGCATGGTAGCTGCGTTGAACTTTTGCTCATACGAATTCTGTTGTCCAACGGTTGCATCATCTGAGCGAATTTTGACCATTGCCGAAAGCCCAGGCGTCTGCACGGAGCTGTCGGAAATCCAATTGTTGGACACTTGCTGCAGATCTGCCACTGGCTGTTTGCGTAGCACCTGTACCGACTGCTGCTGATCCACGTAGTTCTTCTTGGAACTGGTGATGTTGCGGTTGAAGTGATTAAACTGCAACAGCTCATTCTCATAGAGGCCACCGGCTGTTCTTGTCGCCTGATGACCAAGCTTGAGTTGCTGGAAGCCAAGAATGCGGAACACGTCACTGGAGTCTGAGTTGATGTTCTTGTCGACTGCTACAGTGTAGGAATGGACTATTGCTTGTGCCAGCTGAGTCCGAAGGGTGCGGAACACATGCCCATCACTCGTCTGCCAGAACATGTATAGCGAATCAGCGTCACCAGCCGCGTTCTGTGCTTGCTTGCAACACCAACCAATGACGTCGAATGGCTTGCCACCTTGAGGAACCAACGTCCTTTGTCCACCTGCCGACTCAACTTGCAAATCGGCAATGTTCAAATAGTCCTTGCAGATGCCCTGCACAATCTGATCAAAACTTCCTTTGTAGGACTTTGTCACTGGCTTCAACTGGTTCAGATGAGCCGAGATGTGCAAGCCTGAGATGACGAATGTGCGACCCAAACTGTTCTCTGTACGATCGCCCTGTCCAATATCCAGGATCACAAAGTCCTGCACAATCTTGCCTGCGTCATTGTCATGCAGAGCCAAGCTCACCGACACCACATCACCCGTCTGCACACCAAACTTCGCCACCAGTCCGGCTGCGTCAACCAGACCCATCTTGAACTGAAGTGCCTTGGCAAACATGCTTTCCCAGATGTTGAATTCTGACACAAAGCTGCCAATGCCAAGTCGCACTCCACTCGGCTTCACAAGCTCAATGCCATACTGGAAGGTGTCCAGTCCGCCTTGGTTGTAGATGATCAAATCATTCATGATGCCAGTTTCTTCTCCAGCTCAAGAGCGATGGATGCTGCGTAGGTCTTATTGATCAGTTTGATGCTTCGGCGTGCTGCGTTGTTCCGTTCTTCCCATGTATAGCTGTCCACTGGATACAGGACCAGACCATTCTCGTCCAGTCCAGTCGTGTTGTAGGCATAGGATGTCGGAGTGTATTGCAAACCACCGACCGAGCTTTCATAGTGATGAATCAGAGCCATGGCTGCTGGAACACTGCCATAGTTTGCCTCAATGTAGGCATCAAAGTCGTCTTGACTCATGTACCAGCCATAGACTGGATCAACAATTTCATTGCTGAACAGAACAAGCCAATCGTACTCAATGCTGCCATAGTAGTCAAACGCAATCGACGTTGGCGTGTCGCCGTCTTGCAGAGTGTAGGGATAGAACAACACTCCCTGATCCAGAACCTCACGAGCGATACGTGCGTTGCTCATGAGCTCACGAAGCATGACTCCGCGATACTCAACCAGTGGGATGTTGGCGAAATATTGTCTCACAAAGTCACCTTAGAATGAGATGTCAGGACTGAAGCCTGAGTTGGGAATCGGTGGAATGTCAGTGTCAGAATCATCCTGGCCACCAGCAGGTGGGAAGTTGTTGGGATCAGATGCCTCAACAATGCCCTGTGTGCCATAGGCTTCACGAGTGAGCTGCTCCACTTCCTGCAGGTTCAGAGTGAGCTCAACAGCAGCAGGTGCTGTATCAACCATCGGTGTCCATGCACCCAGAGGTGTGTATGATGTCTGTACGCCAGTCAGAACACATCGTGCGAACTGGAACAGATACTGCGTGCCAAAGAATGTGATCTCAAGCTCATCTGGATAGGTGAGGAACAGATCGCTCTTGCCAGGCAGGGAATGATATTCAAAGTTCTTGATCACTCTCTGGATCATCTGACTGTCCTTCTGGGATGTCGGAATCAGACGGAATGACAGCTGATGCTGGCGCGGAGTGACATTCTGGAAGGTGGCAACAGTGTAGGGATTCGGAACAGTGCCACGCGATAGATCAATGCTTGCTCCACTCTCAGCTGACAGACCTTGGACAAACTTGCGAGCGACATACGCAGAAGTGTCAACAGCCACATCGCCAGCCTTCGTCAACACTTGGTTTGCTGTGCCAATGTCCATTCCTTTGATGGCATCAGCAGTGCCCATACCAGCATTGTATCCTTGACGATACAGAACACCAGCAATGCCAAGCTGTGTCATGTCATAGTTCGTGGCAATAGTGTTGTTGATGGCAGTCGGCATGGGCAGGAAGATGTGGCTCCCTTGGATGTTGCTGGCGAATGTTGCCTTGTTGCCAGAGATGTCGTATGCATACTTGACAAACTTGAACAACATGCCATATGTCGGCTTCTCATTCGTGGGGAATTTGAGAGCAGCATTGGATGGCGATGTGCGATCGCGGGAAGCAGCGATGGCTTGCGATGGGAGATTCTGCAATTGCGAGGTGAACGATGGCATGTTGCGGATTGCTCTTGGTGAAGGATGCGTTCAATCCAGACGGTGAGTCAGGAGTGGCCAGACCATAGAAGACTGACATACGCCATATCTATGTCTGACAGCTCAACATCACTCTCCAGCGACCAGCATTGGTTTTCGCGCATTTCCAGAGCATTACACAAAATGACCATTTCAGACAATGACACTGACAAACATATCAGGACTCTCAAGGGA